GGAGCACCTGATCTTACCGCCGCTGTTGCCGCTATGGGCGATGAGGTATTCGATTTTATCGGTCTGCCGTTCAACGATGCCGCCTCCATTAATATGATGATGACCGAAATGAATGACAGCAGCGGTCGCTGGAGTTATGCGCGCCAGTTATACGGGCATGTCTATACCGCAAAACTGGGAACGCTGTCAGAGCTGGTTGGTGCCGGAGATATGCATAATCAGCAACATATCACGCTTGCCGGTTACGAAAAAGAAACCCAGTCGCCTGTCGATGAACTGGTTGCCAGTCGCCTTGCCCGTGAAGCGGTATTTATCCGGAATGATCCTGCCCGTCCGACACAGACGGGGGAGCTGGTGGGGATGCTTCCGGCACCGAAAGGTAAGCGATTCATCATGACAGAGCAGCAGACCCTTTTATCTCACGGCGTGGCGACGGCTTATGTGGAAGGCGGCACGTTGCGGATCCAGCGTTCTGTAACCACCTACAAAAAGAATGCGTATGGCGTGGCAGACAACAGCTATCTGGACAGTGAAACTCTGCATACCAGTGCATATGTTCTTCGCAAACTGAAATCGGTCATCACAAGCAAGTACGGACGTCACAAGCTGGCAAATGATGGTACCCGTTTTGGTCCGGGGCAGGCGATTGTCACTCCTGCCGTTATCAAAGGGGAACTTCTGGCGACATATCGTCAGATGGAGCGTGCCGGTATTGTGGAAAATTACGATCTGTTTAAACAGTATCTGATAGTTGAGCGTGATGCGGATAACCCGAACCGACTGAATACGCTGTTCCCGCCGGATTATGTTAATCAGTTACGTGTCTTTGCGGTGGTTAACCAGTTCCGTCTTCAGTATTCAGAGGAGTCAGCATAATGGCAAAGATCGCCGGAACCTGTTTTTTTAAAGTGGATGGTCAGCAGTTATCGCTGACAGGTGGCATTGAAGTGCCGATGAACACCAATGTCCGGGATGATGTTGTCGGCATGGCAGGGGATGTGGATTACAAGGAGACCTGGCGGTCACCTTACGTTAAAGGCACGTTTAAAGTGCCCAAAAACTTTCCGGTCGACAAAATTACCACATCAGACCAGATGACGATTACCGCTGAACTGGCAAACGGCATGGTGTATGTGCTTTCGGCTGCATGGCTGCACGGAGAGGCTAACCATAATGCCGAAGAAGGCACGGCAGATCTTGAATTCCACGGCGAAGAGGGAGGATATCAGTAATGAACGTTACAGAAATTGTTTTAAAAAAACCGGTGACAGCGCATAACGAAATGCTGCATGTGCTGGAGTTGCGCGAGCCCACGTATGACGAAATCGAGGCGCTGGGTTTTCCTTTCATTATTTCCGGTGAAGGCAGTATTAAACTGGACAGCCAGGTGGCACTGAAATATATCCCGTTGCTGGCGGGGATCCCGCGTTCATCGGCGGCGCAGATGGCAAAACTGGATATTTTTAAGACCAGCATGCAGATCCTGCGTTTTTTTACCCAGTCGGAGACGGGAAGCACCTCCGGAAACGACTCTACAATGTTGCCTGGTTCTGGAAACTGAATCCACTGGAGCTGCGACGGGTGGCTATTTCGCAGTTTACAGAACTGGAAGCCGAGGCCGTCCGCATTAACGAGGAGATGAAGCATGGCTGACAGTTTTCAGCTGAAGGCGATCATCACTGCCGTGGATAAGGTGTCGGCACCGCTGAAAGGGATGCAGCGCCAGCTGAAAGGCTTTAAAAAGGAGTTTGCCAGCCTGTCTCTGGGCGCAGCGGGTGCCGGAACCGCAGTACTGGGGGCGCTGGCGCTCCCGGTCAAATCTGCCATTGCCCTTGAATCAAAAATGGCGGATGTCCGGAAAGTGGTGGATGGTCTGGATACGCCGGAAGCGTTTAAGGCAATGACGGAGCAGGTGCGCGACCTGTCAACAGAACTGCCCATGTCGGCGGAAGGTATCGCCGAAATTGTGGCGGCGGGTGGTCAGGCTGGTATCGCCCGTGACGAGCTGATGCAGTTTACTGACGATGCCGTGAAGATGGGCGTGGCTTTTGACACCACGGCAGAAGAATCCGGTCAGATGATGGCACAGTGGCGCACTGCCTTTAAACTGACACAGGGAGAGGTGGCAGGACTTGCGGACAAGATTAACTATCTTGGTAATACCGGTCCTGCAAGTGCGAAAAAGATTTCTGATATTGTGACCCGTATTGGCCCTTTAGGCAGTGTTGCGGGTGTGGCCTCCGGAGAGATTGCCGCAATGGGGGCAACCATTGCCGGAATGGGGGTGGAATCAGAAATTGCGGCGACGGGGATAAAGAATTTTATGTTGTCGCTGACAGCGGGGGATTCTGCCACCAAATCGCAGAAAAAAGTGCTCCGCTCGTTGCGCATTAGCCCGAAAAAACTGGCGGCGGATATGCAGAAAGACGCCCGTGGGGCCATGCTGCACGTACTGGATTCTCTGGCGAAAGTGCCGAAAGAAAAACAGGCCGCCGCGCTTAATGAGCTGTTCGGCAAGGAATCTTCTGGATCCATCGCGCCTCTACTCACGAATCTGGATTTGTTGCGAACCAACTTTAATCGTGTGGCGGATGCGCAGCAGTATGGCGGCTCAATGCAGAAAGAATATGCCGCCCGTGCCGCGACGACGGAAAATCAGTTGTTGCTGCTGCAGAACCAGATCAATGCGATTTCTTCCACGCTGGGGGAAACCTTCCTGCCTTCAATCAATGAAGGCATAAAAGAGATGAAGCCTTTTCTGGAAGAAGTGCGCACGTTTGTCAGAGAAAATCCTGAGGTCGTAAAAACCATCGCGAAAACTGGTGCGGCATTACTGACGATGGGCGTGGCGATTGGCACATTGACACGCATAACAAAAATCATGGGTAGCGTGATGAATATGACGCCGGCAAAGGGATTAATTGCGCTTCTCGTCGGTGGTGCATATCTCATAATTGATAACTGGGAAACCGTTGGACCGGTTATTAAAAATGTCTGGGAAGTCATTGATAGCACCGCCCAGGCTATGGGGGGATGGGAAACGATCCTTAAAGCAATCGCCATTTTTATGGCGACAAAGTGGGTCACCGATGTCACTAAATCAATCAGCATTGTGACGAAGGATATGCGCACACTCGGCAAGGTCACTGCCGCTACCGGATTGTTTGGTAAAGGCGGGGGCGTTATCGGAAAAGCCGGTGTATATGGGGTGCTGGCTTCTATGATGTGGGAGCCCGTCGAAAATGCACTTGAATCAATTCTGCCTGAGGGCGATGTTAACTGGGCCAGGGATCATGGCATATATCTGGCCTCTGACTGGACCCCGTTTTTTAATCGAAAAAATTATGAGGAATACCAGGCATCCCTTAATCAGCCGCGTCAGTACAAACCGAATGTTCCTTTGCTTAATCCGGCGATATCGTCTGTGGCAGCACGTGGTGAAATCAAAGTCACGTTTGACAATGCGCCACAGGGAATGCGCGTTATCGATTTGCCGAAAACAGGCGATCCCTTTATGAAAATAACCCATGACGTTGGGTATTCACCTTTCAGGCGTTAATAATGGGGTATCAGAATGGATTTTCCTTCCTTACCTTCTTTGTCCTCTTTGTTTTCTTCATCTTCCGGAACGACCTGGCGCGATAATCTTTACGATGCTTCATTTCGCGGCGTTCCGTTTTCGGTGGAGAGCGACGAGGGTTCGTTCGGACGCCGCGTTCAGGTTCATGAATATCCAAACCGTGACAAACCGTACACGGAGGATCTCGGGCGTGCCACGCGACGGCTGACGATTAATGCGTATCTCGTTGGTGATGATTACGCAGAGCAGCGCGACAGGCTGATTACAGCGATTGAAACCGCCGGGCCGGGGACGCTGATCCATCCGCAGTTCGGTGAAATGCAGGGCTGTATTGATGGGCAGGTGACCGTTTCTCACTCCGGCACTGAAGGCCGTATGTGCCGGGTTTCATTTCAGTTTGTTGAGAGCGGGGAACTGTCATTTCCGGTCGCCGGAGCTGCAACCGCCAGAAAACTGGAGGAGTCGTCCGTATTCCTGGATGAGTTGATTGAAGACATGTTCGGCGATTTTGATCTCGCGGGAATGCCGGACTTTATTCAGAACGATGTGATTGCCCGGACGACCGATATGCTGGGAACCGTTCAGACAGCTTTCAAAATGGTTAATTCGGCTGTTTCTGCCGGAGCGAGACTACTGCAGGGCGATTTATCCGTCATTCTGATGCCTCCGTCGGTTGCCAGTGATTTTGTGCATATGTTGCAGGATACCTGGCGGGCCGGAACCAGACTGGTGGATAACACACAGGATCTGGTGCAGTCCATAACAACAATGTCCGGTATTACGCTGGATCCAGGACTGGCACCGCGTGCGGTGTGGCCCACAGATTCCGCATCGGTTGTGAGGCAAAAACAGCAGACAAATCTGGTGGCAGCCGTCATCCGGACGACGGCAATCAGCGAGGCTGTAAGGGCGGTATCTTCACTGCCGCAACCCGGAAGTCTGGTGAAAAATCAGCAGGCGGTTGTGGCTGTTGGTGGTTCCACTGAACGTCAGTCCGATATTATTCATGTTTCTCATCCGGCGCTTGGCAGCGTGGCAGCCAGCACAGAACAGAATGAAACAGCGCAACCACCCACGCGGGAAAAACTTACCATCATACGCGAATCGCTGAATGCGGCGATTGAACAGGAGCTCAGACGCACGATGGACGACGGGCTGTTTTTTCAGCTGACGTCATTACGTACAGAGCTGAACCGGGATATTCAGGCGCGTCTGGTTCAGACGGAGGAAACCGCAGAGCGAACGCCAGCGGAGGTGCTGCCTGCACTTGTTCTGGCTGCGTCATGGTACGACGATGCGTCCCGTGAAACAGATATCCTGGATCGAAATGCCATCTCCCACCCGGGCTTTGTTCCGGTCAGGACATTAAGGGTACCCGTCAGATGAATAATACCGTTTTACTTCGGGTTTCCGGTCGCGAATGGGGCGGCTGGACATCCGTCCGTATCAGTGCGGGCATTAACCGTATTGCCCGGGATTTTAATGTTGCCATTACCACCCGCTGGCCCGGCAGCCGGGATTATCAGCCCCGGATAAAAAATGGTGAGCTGGTTGAAGTGCTTATCGGGGATGAGCCCGTGCTCACCGGATATGTGGAGGCACTACCGCTTCGTTATGACGCCAGCAGCGTCAGTATGGGGATTGTCGGGCGAAGCAAAACAGCCGATCTGGTTGATTGCTCTGCTTTGCCACTCCAGCAGAGCGGAAAAAACCTGCTCAGAATAGTCACTGAACTGGCTGCGCCATTTGGCATCACTGTTGTTGATGCTGGCGTGCCTCAGACTGCGGTGATTGATGCACAGCCGGAACACGGCGAAACTGTTGCCGATTGTCTTAACCGGTTGCTGGGGCAGGTTCAGACGCTGGCTTATGACGATGAATGTGGGCGACTGGTTCTTGGGAAACCCGGAACAGGCAAAGCGGCGACGGCACTGGTGCTGGGAGAGAATATTCTTTCCTGTGACACGGAAAGAAGCATCAGAGAGCGGTTTTCTGAATATCAGGTCAGTGGGCAGCGCCCGGGCAACGACGATGATTTTGGTGAGGCCACCATTGCCGCAATACGTCAGACCATTCAGGACAATGGCGTGACCCGTTATCGCCCTTTGTTGATTCAGCAGTCAGGCACAGCAACGACAGCAACCTGTAAGGCCCGTTGTGAATTTGAAGCGCGCCAACGGGCTGCGCTTACCCGTGAGACAACATATACGGTTCAGGGCTGGCGGCAGGGCAGTGGCGCGTTATGGCGTCCGGGGTTATCTGTCATCGTTTTCGACCCGCTGAATAATTTTGATAATGATGAACTGGTGATTGCAGAAGTTACCTATAACCAGGACGACCGGGGCACGACGACTGAATTACGGGTTGGCCCGGCAGATGCTTATCTCCCCGAGCCTGTTACCGCCAGGAAGAAAAAAAATGTTGAGGAGGATTTCTGATGAACGGGTTTTCTCTTCGCAATCTGATTTCCCGGGCTGTCATCACGGCGGTGGATTCCGCCAGAAAGTGTCAGTCTGTAGGGTTGAAAATGATAGCCGGAGATCAGAAACAACACGTTGAGCACCTTGAACCTTATGGTTTTACATCTGCCGCACAGAACGGTGCTGAGGGCGTTGCTTTATTTCCGGCGGGCGATCGTTCTCATGGTGTGGTTGTGGTCGTGGCTGACAGACGTTACCGGCTGAAAGGACTGAAACGTGGGGAAGTGGCGCTTTATGACGATCTGGGACAGTCCGTTGTCCTGACCCGTTCCGGTATTGTGGTGAACGGGGCCGGGAAGCCCATTATTTTTCAAAACGCGCCTAAAGCGCGCTTTGAAATGCCAGTCGAATCCACCGCCGATATTACTGACAATTGCGACAGTGGCGGACTCAGCATGCAGCAAATGCGGCAGACCTACAATGCCCACAAACACACCGAAAATGGTGATGGTGGCGGGATCACTGACACGCCGGATCAACCGATGGGCTGAAAATCATGATGATTAATGTTAACGGGCGACCCGTGTCGACCGGGGCTTTGCTCGACCTTCTGACGCGTGCTGTGATTATTTCGCTTTTTACCTGGCGGCGTGCCGGGCGGGATGATGATGCACCGCAGATATTTGGATGGTGGGGGGATACCTGGCCTGCTGTTCAGAATGATCGCACGGGGTCGCGTCTGTATCTGCTGCGACGCAGCAAGCTGACAAATAAAACCCCGCAGCTTGCCAGAGATTATGCCCGTGAGGCGCTGGCGTGGATGGTGGAGGATGGTGTTGCTTCCCGTCTTGATATTAACGCTGTCCGGACCGGGACAGACTCGCTGGCACTTGCCATTACCATTTACCAGCGTGACGGCAATATTCACAACATTATTTTTGATGATATCTGGAGTGAACTGAATGGCTGACAGTCAGTTTTATCGCCCCGGCCTTCCGCAACTTATTTCTATGATCCGGAGCGATTTATTAACCCGCTTTGAGCAGGATACGCTGCTTCGTCGTATGGATGCGGAAGTGTATGCCCGTGTACAGGCTGCAGCCGTACACACGTTGTACGGGTATATCGATTATCTTGCCAGAAATCTGTTGCCGGACATGTGTGATGAAGACTGGTTGTACCGGCACGCCAGAATCAAACGCTGCCTGCGAAAAGATGCGGTGACAGCCCGGGGATTTGTGCGCTGGGATGGCGTAGAGGGAACACCTGTATTGCCAGCGGGAACGCAGATCCAGCGTGATGATCAGGTGACCTTCACCACGACGGCGACGGTGACCGCAGCCGATGGTCTTCTCCGGGTGCCTGTTGTGGCAGATGAACCGGGGGCGGCGGGGAATACGGATGATGGTATTGCCATGCAACTGGGAACACCCGTCAGTGGTCTGCCGTCCACAGGGTACGCGGACACCATTACAGACGGTGAAGATATTGAAAATCTGGAAATATGGCGTGCCCGCGTTATGGAACGTTATTACTACATTCCACAGGGGGGCGCAGACCCTGATTATGTTATCTGGGCGAAAGAAGTTCAGGGTATTAACCGTGCATGGACTTTCAGACACTGGAAAGGCATTGGAACGGTTGGCGTGATGGTGGCGACAAACGATCCGGAACATCCGGCTCCGGATGAAAGCGTCATTAATGCAGTCAGAGAGCACATTCTTCCTCTGACACCGGTTGCCGGAAGTGGATTGTATGTATTCGGTGCCACAGAAAAAGTCATCCCGATGACGATTGCATTATCGAAAGACACACCGCAGATCAGGACTGCAATAAAAGCAGAGCTGAATGCACTGATGTTACGGGATGGTGTGCCAGAGGGGCGTATGTATCTGTCCAGAATCAGTGAGGCCATCAGTTTGTCTGCTGGTGAAGTGGCCCACCGGTTAATCGTCCCTTCATCGGATATTGACCTGGGGGAGACCGAGCTTCCGGTGCTCGGCGAGATCACCTGGCAGGCTTATGACCCGGCAAGGAGTAAATAATGGATTCGTTACAGGATGATTATACAAAGCTGCTGTACGGACTGATGCCGCCGGGGCCTGCATGGAGCGATACCGACGGCGTGCTTGATGGTCTGGCACCATCGCTTGTACGTGTTCATCAGCGGACTGATGAACTGATGGCTGAAATCGATCCTGGTCAGTCAACAGAGCTGATTGAACGTTATGAAGAATTGTATGGTTTACCTGACACCTGCTCTCCTGTTGGAGCCCAGACATTACGCCAGCGTCAGCAACGGCTGGAAGCAAAAGCCAATGTGGCTGGTGGCATAAATGAGCAGTTCTTCCTGGAGCAGCTTGAGGCGCTGGGATATACCGGCGTGACGATCGAACAGTTCCAGCACCTGGATGCAAGCCCCGATCCGGAATGGGGTGATCGCTGGCGTTATTTCTGGCGTGTGACGTTGCCGGTGGATGCCGGTGCTCAGTGGCAGACATGTTCGGACACCTGTAACACACCGATCCGGACGTGGGGTGATACGGTTGCGGAGTGCGTGATTAATAAATTATGTCCGTCGCATACTGTTGTCCTTTTTGCATATCCGGATGAGTCTGGTGAAGGGCAACAAGCCGCCCTGACTATAAACAGCCTCTCCTTTCAGGCCGGACACAAGACGACTGAGCCATTAGCGATTAATCATACAGGTGTTCATTTTGCGGTTGTTCCGGCACTGACAGGTAAGCCGCTGACAATTAACCGGATTAACTTTTATGCCGCCCGTCCGATGGCAGAACCACTGGTACTCAGCAGGGCGCAATTGCACTCAGGTCTGCCGACAACGGACCCCATGACCATGAACTGCGCACAGTTGCAGACGGGATACAGGACCCGCTCCCCCGTACCGGTTAACAGTATGCAGTTGCAGACAGCCAGCAGAACCCGTGAACCGTTATTGATTAATCACCCGGGACTGCATTTTGCTGTGGTCACGTCCGAATGACATAAAATAAAAGGAGAGCCGCTTTGAATATTATTAAACTCGAAAGTTTTCGACAAATTCCGGCGAATGAGGGATTGTGCGAGAACTATTATTCAACAAATATTATTTCAGCACTGAACGAAAACGGTGTCACGCTTATCAATGATATGTCCGGTTCTGTAACATCCGTCTGTCGTGGCACTCAGGCCGTAAATACTGTAGAAAGAACGGGGCTGATTTTTACGACACCCTCATATGTCACACTGTACAGCACACTTCCGGACTTAAAATCCTCAGCTGTACAGCTGGGATTTCGTCTGACATTAAGTGCGGGAAAGAAATATTCATCTTCGCCATCCCACATCAGGATTAATGGCTATTCATTTACAACCCCGTATCCTGATGAAGCAGCCAGTTATTACTATGAAATTTTCGCAACGCGAAACGAAAACGGCTATGTCTCAGCCAGTCTGTACTGCAACCGCTCATTAGTTGGAAATACATCGTTTTATGTACCAGATGACCGGACTGACAAAATTCAGGTGAGTATTGGTGGTGGTAACAATATTTTTTCATCGGGTGCATCCGGCACGTTAATGCTGGGTGATATGTACTGTGGAACAGTGACATACGGTAGAAATAATAGTGCAGAA